GTTATATTAAATAATATAACTATGAACAAACAAAATAATATGAATGTATGTCCCTGCGGAGGTGGTCAATCATGTATTGTAGATAGACGCGAATTAAATGATTGGGTCCATGAAGATAATCTATTTCTAGAAAATAAGTTACCTCTAAGAAAAAATTGCTTTCAACAGTATACTAAACAGCAATTAAATTTATTAAATAATTTTCACTCTAATAATAGTTTTTGTTAGATGATTTGTTCGTCAGAAAAAGACATAGATAATATTTTTTCAAACTCAGTATATCTTCCTTTAAGTATTTTAAATTCATGGTTAATATTATATACTAATCGCGAATTTGACATATTTAAATATTCACGCTCTATATTATTTAATTTAATTGGCTTAAAACCCTTATTTTCATTTTTAATATAGCGACTATTATGTTTATTTAAATAATCATATTCTATATGAGCTCTTTTTATATGTTCTAATATATATAAAACAATTTCTTCAATAAAATTGTATAATTCTTTTAATTTTTCTGTTTGATTGTTCTTATATTTATTTACAGTTGCAATATAATCAACATGAATTGGTGCAACTTTTGTTGATGTAAATCTTGAAAAAAAATTCCCTAACCCACCACCTTTAATTTTAGTTTTATTACGCTTTTTATTACGCTTTCCTCCCTTAATTTCTTGTCTTTCAATTTTATATATTTTATAATCATCAAATGATTGTTTACCATTTACAGACCAATTATTACTAAAACAACTTTCTAATGCAACTATAACCCTTTCTATAGATTTTAATTTTTTTTCAATACTTTCTAAAGGTATAAATTTAAGTCGGGAATAAATATTAGAAGCAATTTTCTCGTTTTTTTTATCTATATATTCTTGTATTTTTTGCTTTTTAATATCATCATTAAACTCTCTTTTATTAAGAATATATGTAATATTTGTACATTGTGTTTGTACAGTATTTATTTTATTAATTACATTATGTAATTCTCTATAATAATTACCATTTATAAAATCAGATAATTCTCTTTTTCTTTCTAAAAAATTTATAGCTAATACTTCTTTTTCCGCATCAACATCAATAATTTCATAATGTTCTTCTACATATACATATCTCTCTTTTGCTATTTTTTTATTTAATTCAATTAATTTAGATACTATAGTACTATTAAAAAGCACATGTGCTTTGATATAACCCATATAACTAATATGCGAGTCTAATATACCTATACAACATGTCACAATAACATCAATAAAATTATATATTAAGTCAATATAATATATCGCTAAAAACTTTGAGTAATATAAACTGACTTCTTTTTTTTTTATTGTCGATGATGATATACCTGTATTAGAATAGTTAGATATTGGATATGGGAGTATTTTTTTTGAAGAAAATGGATTCATTATACTATATTATATACTATATAATATACTATATAATATACTATATAATATACTATATAATATACTATATAATAAATATAATATGTCGATAATAAACTTCTATATTATATATATTGATTATCTATAATTTTATAAATATATACATACTATATAAATAATATGTAAATAAATATTCTATATAATGAAAAAATCTAGAACGATAACATATAATATTGAAACATGTGATGGTGTTTCTATGAGTGAATTAGAATATAAGGACTATGAAAAAAATTCAAAAGGAGAAGAGAACCTATTGCATTACAAGGTAAAGAAAGTAAATAATATTACGGATGATAATAAAATAAAAGCAATAGGAAATATAGAGGAGATAGAAGAATTAAACGAAACATTTAATAAAATATGCAAGTTTGACAATAAAATAGATGAAACTATCGGAGTAAGTAGCAATAATAATGAATGGAAGATACATGAATATAAGAATCATAAGTTTGATAAAGAATATGTTCAAGAATACGATACTATAAAATTTGATATAAATTATGATTTATTGCAAAAAAAAGAAACAAAAAATTATATTAAAGATAATAAATAATTTTTTTATTTATTATTTACAAATAGATAATGAATAATAATAAGTTTGATGCTTCAACAAGTATATGTTCTGATAATTGTTGGAGAACCGCAAAAGATTTAAATAATAATAAAATGTCCGAATATAATTTATATCCTAATAATTTTGTAGATTGTGTAAATCCTAATGTTAGAATGACAGACAGTTATTTAGAACATCCTAATTTACGTGGGCGTCCGGGATATGGATTAGCAGATGACTGTCTTATAGATAATGATTCTATGCTTCGCAATAATCCTGACGCTATGACACAAGACCGCTGTAAAATACAATTAAATAATAGAATATTTACATCGGGTCCTAGTTTAAGATGTGGTGTAGGAAACATAGGAGAGGAATTAAACTTAATTGAAGGGACAGATACAAATCCTTTCAAATGCAAAAAACAAATTATGGAAAAAGAGATGAGTAATTTTATCCCTCTATTAGATTTTATGAAAGATATTCAAGACCCAAATAATATAGTCCCTGTATGGACAAATGGCGGAGAAGATACGCGGTCTTATATACACCGCGCAGAATTTAACAAACATTGCAATTGGGCCGGGCGTAATAAAAATGTTTCTATATAATAAAAAAATATTATATAATAGAAGATAATATGAGTTTTAATAGAACAACATACGATACTTGTTCATACAAGCAAGAATTACAAGGGAACGTAAGCACATTAAGTTATTTACTTTCTCCATATAGATATGAACATGTAGACAAATGCAGACACCAACTAGGATTTATCGGTGGCACCGCAGTTTCACACGTTCAAGGAAATTTAGTTGATTTAGATAGTGAATTAAGAGGCCAGACCCGAATAGTTTCTAAGTGCGGGACTAACATGTATGTTCCTACAAATGACGGAATCATTAAAAATGATAAAACTCCGCCTATTGATACAACGATGCTTCATCTACCCGCGTGTCAATCAATAATGTATAGAGAGGTTCCTTTACCGCCAAAAATAAATTATAATAAATGCAGTTAATCAATTTATTGATATTAATATTTATTGATATTAGCACAATTTACCTAAGTAATTAACAAGAAAAAACCAAACTAGATAGAATGGTCCTAGCATAAATGCACAGAATGCAAATAATAATTTAATAATAATACTATCAATCATACCTTTCCAAGTGCATGTAAATGATAAATATGCCGCAAAAACAGATATTAAAAATGTTAAAATATATAATAATACAATATATATATTATCAATAATACCCCATCTATAATAATAATTTGAGTTATATCCTAACATACGAAGGTAAAGCGCACTAATTATATCATATTTTACAACATCATTTTTGTCAACATCATTATTAATTGCATAATAATTATCAAATCCTTCGTTATATAATTTACTTGCAATTAATGATAATATAAGCATATCTATTTATTTATGTATAAAATAATATATTATTTTATTAGATATGAACCATTATATAGATACTAGGTTAAATTATGATAGTTGTAGTTACAAAGAACAATTGAAAAGGTCTGTTGGACCGGGATTATATCAACTTGAAACACCATATAATGATTGCGAAGAATGCTTTCAAGATGTGCCAAATGACCCCGCGCTAATATATCAAAATTACGGACAAAATACTTGCAGTATGAAAAAAGCAGTCGATGATTCGAGCGAACTTCTAGGATTAAATTATAAAAAAACTAAATGCAACGCATATGAATATTTACCAGGAATATATCAATCAACAGGATGCCATATTAAAGGTGCTGATAAACCACGCACTTGCATAATACCTAGAGAAGATACTAGGTTATCAAACCCTCCTTGCACTTTAAAGGAGACTGGAATTAATAGATGGGAGTGGCTTTGCTTTGACCCTCAAGAGCGAGCGATTGAAGCATTCGATAGAGTTCCTGTTAATTATAGAATGGTTGCTAAGGATAATCATGTTCCCGTTATTGAAATGCCAGAAGACCAATCTGTATTTCTCCCGAAGGATAATAGTTCTAAGTTAATAACAAACTTAGATGAATGGAAAAATAAATCAAAAGACAATTTAGCATATTCACCTGGATACCCATACGGCACTATGTATCCAAGTGTAAAATGTAAGAATTAAGGATATTATTCCTGTTTTTCCCATACTTCATAAAAAAATTTTTGACAAGGACCTCCGCCTCCTGCTCGAACATAAACACGTTTGAAATTAAATTTTTTAAACTCTTCATCAACTGCAAGTTTATGATTAAAATCATAAAAAAAATCATTCTCTATAATAATTTTTTTAAAGTTTTCTAAAAACGTAGGTTCGTCGCGAAGTATATAATATAAGGCACCTTCACAATCAGCAACTAAAGTATCAAATATCATATTATTATATTTATTTTTAATATCACTCCATGTTACAGTTTTAATCTTTGTCCAATTAACAAAATCGAGATGATTTATAATATAATCAACAGGTACAGTATCCCAGCCTTTTTGATATAATTCACATTTAGATATCGCACAATCTTCAATATGAAAATTAAGATTATTTAAATCTCTGTTTTCTTTTAATTGCTGTGCAGTAGTATCAAAACTTTCAAATACTACTAAATTTTTACTGTCATTTAAGAGAGATGCTATGATACATGAATTTCTTCCAATATTACCTCCAAGTTCTAATACAATATCATCTGGTTTAATATACAATACAGCCATTTCTTGTTCTGGATATTCTTCGCTAAAATTACCGTAATTTAATTTTAATTTACTATGTAAGTCTGTTAATTTATCAGTAATACTCTGAACTACGCTCATTTTATACATATTATAATAAGTAAAGTCTTTATATATTTATAGTTTATACATAATATATTTACTATTTTTTTTCCTATATTCATTAGAGGTTAATAATGAATTTATATTCAAATGACAACGACATCCCATCGATGAACAATATTTATAGTTCTAAATATTGGGATAAAGTCAAAGAAGACGAACAAAAAAGAAGCAATAAATTATACGAACAGGCAAAAACACCATATGAGACAGGGATAGTTGCAAAACCCGCTTATTCAGACATGTTTGCTAGAATTGATTCTGAAGATGACCCTATGGCAAATGAAAATAATAATTTTATGTCTTCTTTATCGGGAGAAAGGATTAATAAAAGCGACTTTTCGCATAACAATATGACACCATTCTTAAAAAAAAACGTTACACAAAATACCAACGTTGAAAACATGTCTTCTGTATTTGATAGTAAAACCGGAAATAATCAATTTTGGCAAAGTAAAAAAGAGACACCGTGTTTATTCAAACCAGAAATGAACATGGGCGGAAATGTATGTAGTATGAAAAATAATGATGATTTTTTAAAGTCTAGAATAAACAATTCATCGCGTGTTAATAATTTTTTCCCAATAGAAAAAATTAGAGTTGGCCCTGGTATTAATAAAGGATTTGATTCAGCACCGACAGGAGGGTTTCATCAAATGGAAACTGCTGATTATGCTAAACCTCGTAATTTAGATGATTTAAGAAGTAAAATTAATCAAAAGCAATCATATTTTGAATTACCTATTAAAGGACCTCCTAAAGGGACCGAACAACGCAGCGTCATAACTCCGTTTAATAAAAATCGTCCTGATACAAATTATGAAGTAACTCCTGATATGTGGTTAAAAACAACAGGAGCAATCACAAAAGAAACAAGTAGACCGTCGCAAAATATTAGACCAACCGCTCGCCCTGAATTTCATGTTGATTACAAGGGTTCTGTCCAATATGGCATTAATTCTCCAGGACAAGGTGCTGAAACTGATTATGGTAAAAGTAATATAATGATATATGATAATGAACGTAATATTACAGAAACGAGAACAGTTGTATCAAATGTTTCTTCACTTATCAAAGCAATAGCCGCACCTATTTTGGATGTTCTTAAATTTACTATGAAAGAATATACAGTTGAATCTGAACGTGCTGTAGGTAATCCAAGTATACAAATCCCAAGCAAAGCTACAACATATGACCCCGATAACCATATTATGAAGACTACCGTTAAAGAAACAACAATACATGATAGTGAATTAACAAATTTATCAGGTAATAAGGAAACATATTCTGCTTTGAATGATACAGCAAAGACTACAGTTAAAGAAACGACAATACACGATAGTGAATTAACAAATTTGGCTGGTAATAAGGAAACATATTCCGCTTTAAATGATATCGCTAAGACTACCGTTAAAGAAACTATGATACATGATACAAATGTAGCAAATATTAAAGGAGATAAGACAGAAGGATATATATTATTTGATGATGATGAAGCAAAAAAGACCCTAAGGCAAACATTACCAAAAATAGATAGCATTCGCAATATTGGAGGCACAACATACAAGGTTACATTATATAATCCAGACAACATAGCAAAAACAACAACAAAAGAGACGATGATTAAAGGTAAATCAGAATATGGATTTATAGGTGGGATATTAGAAGGATTATTTGGAGGTTATTTGAGTGCTAATGTTGACCTCAAAAATACTCACAAGCAATTTTTATCTGATACTAATGAATATGGGATTGCAGGTTCAAGAGGTGAATTTAGACAAATGGATAGAACTGCTGAAGAAAATGCAGAGATTGATGGAACCCGAGAAGGTATTATGATAAGCGCTGGATATACTCCAAATCCTGGTAATGTTAATATTAATGCAGACCCGTCAGAAATTGAAATGAGCACGAAAAAACCTTTTGAAAATAGTATATCAGCTAGAAATAGTGGTAATATAGGAAAGGTATATCAAACAACACCTGTTTTTGATAATTGCAGTATAACAAAAATGCCGGAAAATAATAATGCATATTCGAATCGTTTAGATAGTGATTTACTTGAATCAATCAATACTAATGAATATGCAATTCATATTAATCCTATTAAAAAAGGTTGCAAAATATGAAATAATAAAATAATGAAATAATAAAATGATATAAAGATTTACTACATTATATAGTATGTAGTGGAAATGAGATAATATCCACTACAAATGTTCGCGTGGCCTAATCGGTTAGGGCGTCGCTCTTATGAAGCGAAGATTCTGGGTTCAAGTCCCAGCGTGAACACTTATTTTTACTATATAAATATATGAAATTATAATATATTTATAAAACAATATTGACATTCTTCTTCACTATGAATAAGATTGCATTTCTTTTTTTATTATACGATATAATTAATCATGAAAATATCTGGTTTCAGTTCTTTAATGGAATAAGCAAAAATAAATATAATATATATATTCATTATAAGACTGATGATAGATTAGAATTTTTTAATGATTATAAGTTAAATATAAATAAAACTATAAATACTAAATATGCAGATATATCTATTGTGAAAGCTCAGAATATATTGATTAAAGAGGCTTTAAAAGATAAAAGCAATAAGCATTTTATATTTTTATCAGGTTCTTGTATACCACTAAAATCTTTTAATTATATTTATAATAATCTTGATGTAAAATATTCTTATTTTCATATTGCTGACCCTGATGATTGTTTTCCAGATTGCGAGGTTGCATTAAAATATATTCCAAAAATACATATTAATAAAGCATCTCAATGGTGTATTCTCAATAGACCACATAGTGAATTATTAATAAAAGGCGCAGAAAATAATGAAAGTGCTAACAATTATTTAATATGGTTTAAAGATACATATGCACCAGACGAATTATGTTATATATCATATTTATCATATATTTTTAATAAGAATAATTCTAACATATTATCTAAAGAAATAATATCAACATCGTATACTTCAGAACCGGAAGTAGCGACGACATTTGCAAATTGGGAAGATATGAATTATAAATATGCATCTGAAAGAGAATTAAAAAATTATAAAAATATCAGCGAAGAGGAGTTAACGCATTTATTGAGAAGTAAAAGTTTATTTGGAAGAAAGTTTAAACCTTCATGCTATTATTTTTTAAATAAAAAGTTTTATTATGATATAATTACAGACAAAAAGGTATAATTGATTATCTTAATGCTTATATTTGTGTAAAAAATAAAATCAATATATTTATTCAATTCTAAAAGGGATTTCATTTAGGATATTTGCTGGGCGCTGTGTAATAAACATATCTTTTGGAGTATATTTTAAGAATATATTTTCTATTATATCGATAAATAAGGTTCTTTGTAAAGGGGTTCTACGTGAAGGAGGTTGATATGTTTTTTTAGACATTTCAAATATTTTTGTTGAAATTTCTAAAATGGTTTTATTTGTGTTATCTTTTGGTAAATCTTTATAATTACCCCAACCTGTTTTTTTATTCATAAATGCATGTATTATTTGAAAATAATCCGCATTTATAGTGTCAATATCTTGTTCTTCAATTCTTTCCGCGAAACCGTAATCAAAAATGATGATATTATACTTACAAGACTTTAAGTAATAATCTTTACCATTAAAAGTATAATGATAATACCCTATTTCATTATTTTTTTGATATAAAAAGTTTCCATGATGTGCATCCTTGTGAACAAACTTTACAAGATTTTGAAATGTTGCGACTGATATGTATGTTTGAAATAATAGGTTAAACATTAATTCGTCATCTTCTAAAACATCACGTTTGGTAACAAGCATTTTAAGGTCGCCGTCTGCAAGTTCATTAACACTAATTAATCTTATTTTTAATGGTATTTTTTTGGTTTTTTTGACACAATTGCTACTGCTATAAATCATAAGAAAATGTCTTGAAAGTTTCTTTAAAATTATTTTATTTGTTATAAAGGTCATAATATCAACTTCTCTTACATTATCTGAATCAAACTTCATTACTTTTGTTGCGATAGGATATATACCTAATAAATTTGGAATACTTGTTAAATAAATTGTGCCATATTTGCTTTTACTTCCTATTAGTTTTTCAAGATTTATAATGTTTCTAATAGTATATCCTAATGTAACTTGTCCTTGTGTATTACCATTAAAAATTTTTACTTCTAAACAATCATCATCTTTTAATAATGATAGTTTTGGTTTAAGTAAATTGTAACGATTTATACGATTTATTAAAGTATTTTTATTTGTAGTTAGTTTATCTCTAAGAAAATTTTGAATTTTCTTAACTTTATTAGTTTTTAATACATCATCTGAAAAAACGCGCGAACTTGACTGATAAGATGGAGTTCTAGATAGTTTTTTAGAACTGTTTGAACTATTAATACTACCCTTTTTTTTACTAGAACTTTTTGATGATGATAATTTAGGCGATGATAATGATTGACGGATTGATGTTGCAGGAGACGCAAGACGTGATGATGAATTATAAATTGGTGTTTTTCGTGATGGTGATTTATGCGATGAAACTTTAAGTGATGGAGATTTTCGCAAAGGTGATTTATGGGTTTTTCTAATAGTTTGCAATATACGCTGTTGTTTTTTTTCAATATTTTTTAAATAAGCACTCTTAACATATCTTTCTGTTATAGGATTAACAACATGGTTTAATGGGTCTTTAATACATTTAAAAGTTTTAATATCTCTTATACGATTATGTTTACATTTTCTAACACATCTTTTTGTTATTGGATTTCTCTCTTTTCCATCGGGACAACTTTTTAATGGTTTGCTTGGCATATATAAATATCTTCTCTATAAATATAAATATTTAATAATATGCTTCATGAAATATAATAAAGATATAAAGGTATAAATGTTTATTTAATAAATATTATAATAAATGAATACTTTGCAGTTAGCAAAATATTATGTCTATAATCATAATGAATTTAATGGTGAAAAAGGGCATGAAAAATTATTAGTTGGATTAAAGAAATATGTAAAAAAATGTGATGATAATTGTAAAATAGTAGGAATTGATGTTGGATGTTGCGTAGGTGATTATATTCAACATATGAAAGATATTTGTAAGGAAGAAAATAGTATTATATTTTGTTTCGAACCTAATCCAGTAAATATTTTAGTATTGGAACCAATTATAAATCAATTTGATAATTTGAAATTATTTAAAAATTGTTTATCAAATGTAAATGAAATCGCATCTTTTTATAATTACAAAAATATTACTAATAATGCAGGGAATCAAGTCGCCGGACTAAGAAACGACGGAGAAAAAATATGCGATGTTGATGTAAAAAAATTAGATGATATTTTAGACAAAGAATTTAATGGTGAAAATTTTATTATTAAATTTATAAAAATAGATACAGAAGGTCATGATGGTGATGTAATTAAAGGTCTTGAAAAATATTTACCAAAAACAAAATATATTATATTTGAATGCTCTGATTGTTTAGACGATTATAGGGGTCCTGGAATAAAATATCCGATGAAAGATATAGTCGATTTTTTATCAAAAAATGGTTTTGATACTTATAGAATAGGGATTAAAAAATTATTCAAAGTAAATGATGAATATTGGAATAATGTATATGATGATTTTAAATTTCACTCAAATTGTTTTTCATTAAAGAAGGATGATATTTTAATAAATGAAATAATAGATGAAAATTTTGATTATACGTATTAATATTTCTAGTTTAATATTATAAATTAAATTATATATAAAAAATATAATAAATATATATATATATATAACATGAATTCATCCTATCAAGATTGGGAACCTGTCGTTATCAGGAGTAAAAATAATATAAATGCACAAAAAAAAGAAGCATATCATACAACTGAAAAACCGATGGGTAATAAAGAATTTAAGAGATTAAATAATGATGATATACCTGCGTTAAATAAAATAAAGCTTGAACAAGCACAAGCAATTTCAAGAGCGAGAAATGCTCTTGGTTTAAATCAAACAGAACTTGCGCGCATGTTAGGAATTCAAGAAAAAATTATTAAAGAGTATGAAAATTGTTCGGTTACAAACTTTTCACCCTTATTATATAAACGCATTTTGACAGTTCTTAAAGTTGACCCAAAACTTGTTAAAAAATAGTAAATAATTATTCGCTCTCTCCTGAACATTCAGATGACGCAACAGATGATTGATCTGAACCTGAATTACTTTTAGAACCTCCGCTATTGTAAGGTTCAAATCCCATTTTCATCGGGAATGTAGTATTTCTAAAAATACTAGGATTTACATTATTTTTTTTAATTTCATATGAATTATCATCATTATCAAATACACCGAGAGAAGAAAATATATCGACGTCATCGCTAAATGCCATATAAATTATAAAGAATACTACTGATACTATTAACATATATATCATAACATTATTTATTGTGAATAAATCTCTGTTAATATCGTAAGGTTGCACATTATTATCCCTATTTAAACTATCAATATATTGATAGACTGCAAAGATTAGTGTTGATATAACTACTGAATATAATATATACATATCTATATATATTTTTCTATAATTCTTATATTCATTAAAACGCGCGCAACAATTAGACAAAACTGTCATTTCTACCTGTATTGTTTTTTGCCTTCTTAACGCGTGTCTTTTTGATAGTTTGTTTATTTATAAAGCAATTATTTATGAAATCTATAACATCTTTTGGTTCATCATTTAATTTATTTGCAATTTTTTTATCTTTCTTTAATTTTTTAATATTATTTTTAATTTCTTTTATTTCATCTTTCTTTAAATTATGGTCATTCAATCTATTCTCATTTTCATCAATATCTTTATTAAGTTCATTTAACCCATAATCATTATTATGCTGTCTATTAATATCAATTAATATATCATTTATTATAGGATATGCAAATTGACTGCGGTCATTTGTTCGATCGATGTAACTTATTAATCCTGTAACTTTATCCATAAACTCTTGCGAACCTTCATCTGTAAATAGTCCATTCTCATTACATAATTTAGTCTTAAATGTTTCAAATTCTTCAGGGAATCTATCATTATTTTCTAATAATAAATTAAGTATTTTTACAGAACTCATCGGGTCATCAGTTATAGGTGTAGCCGTCATAAGTAATAATTTAAGCGAATCTTTACCCGAAACATTATATGAGTTTTGTATCATATTTTGAAGAACTTCCGGATTCGGTTTTTCTAATGCAGATAAAGAAGAACTATATATTTTATGTATTTCATCAACTATTATAAGTGTTTTTTTGAATGGGTCTTGGACTCCATTTAATGCAACCATTTCCTTATAATATTTATTTTTACCCTTAATTAGATTAGTAAATTGCTTATAAGATATGGGTTGTAACCAATTTTTTCCTAAAAACTCCATGCGTTTGGCCTTAGTTGATGGTAATATTTCGCCATTTTTTAAGCGCTCTTGAATTATTATATTACAAATATTATCAAACATATTTTTCCAGATATCCTCCTTTAATGTATGCCGTGTTACCCATAATATCTTGTATCCTTCTCTATCAAAAGTATTTGTTGCTGTTGAAATAGCGGTGCATGTTTTACCCGAACCGACACTATGATATAATAACATACCTTTGTAAGGTGATTGAGGTGTTAAAAACTTTTGGACAAAGTTTTGCGTATTTGAAAATATGACAAGTTTATATTCTTTTTTATTCTTCTCTTTTTCTATATCATCTTCGGTAATAACGCATTTATTTTCAATATCTATATTATTCCATTTGTAAGGAGCAAAATGTTTCTTAACATATTTATATAATTCTATATTACTTAATTTAGTTTTTGGTGGTTCAGGGACAAGAACAGGTTTTTTATTTATTAATTTATTTTTATATTCTGTGATAAATCTCATCGCATCAGCATAGTTTTTATCATTAATAATATTTTCATTTTTATAGTGATTTAATTTATCAATAATATTGTCTCCATATAATTTAAGAAAATTAATAGGGTTCATCCATAATTTATTGATTGTATCGCAAAAATTTTGATTTTTATCTATAATATTGCATAATAAAGGTTTGGGGTTTTTATTATTTAAATATGTAATCAATTCACTATCTTTAATATTATTAACTTTATTTTTAATATTTCCAAAATAATTTTTTTTATTTACAACATTAATATTATCAAATCGTTTATCGACCTTTTCAATTATAAATACAACTGCAATAATAAGTAACGCATTTGCAGAAGGAAAATCTTCAAGAACGCCATGGCATTTTTTCTTACAATCTATTAAATCATCATTATTATATATTTTTCCACGAATATTATTAACTACTTGAATATAATCGTCGCGTTTTGGTTTATCATTTTTATTATTCTTAATCATCAATAAATCATAGAAGCGATTATTCTTTTCTCTCAGCATATGCAAATTTTCTGTAAGAGGTGTATCCACCGCCGATGCAATCATTATTGCTTCAATATCGACTGTAAAATTAAATGCGCTTATATTTTTATTGCTATGTTTAAGATATAAATCATGAACTGTTATATCGTTATCATACTTTATATTATATCTATAAATATTAAGTGTCCACCCTACATTAGGTATAAATGGTAACCCTGATTGACCACAATATCGCGTACCTCTTCCAACAACTTGAGTATGTTCCGCTTTTGTAACTAAAGGTTCTAAAATATGCATATATTTAACATCAAAAACATCTAACCCTTCCTTATATCCCGAATCTAATATTATTATTCGCATATTTTCACCATTAATATTTGATGGTCGCGCATTCATATACGTCATCATCTTCTTTTTTAACCCAGTTGTCAGAGGTTTTTGGTAAACTGTTGATGTTGTTAGAAGTCCAAATGTTTTATTTTTATCTACAATATCCTGTCTTAATGCAAACTTATTTGAATATACGAGAGAGAAATCATTTGCTATTAAAGATGACGCAACCATTTTAGCACCATAAACCCCTGCTACATCACTATATATGATGTGTTTATAATATTTATTCTCATTTGCCATATCCTGTGCATCAAGTTCATTAATTTTTTTAATCATTTCATCTATTTTAGGTGATAGTTTTGGAATGTCATTCAATACTGTCTCTTTATTAAACTTTTCTGAATCAAACTTGTGTTCGGGTTTGATTTTTGCCCATGTGCCAGTATTACGAATGCATAATGCATCATTAAATTTTTTACTCATTTAATGATATTCTATATTAATATAATATTAAAAGTATATAGTAATTGCAAAAACATAATTTAGTATTATTTGCCCTTCCTTATCAATATACAACGACCAGTCTTAGGATTTAATACTTTACCTTCTGGACATTTTTTTGGAGATTTATTAGCAACATCTTTAATATTCCTTATCAATATACAACGTCCAGTCTTAGGATTTAATACCTTTCCTTCGGGACATACCTTGGGAGACTTTAATGGCTTATTAGCGACTGCCTTAGCATTTTTTATCAATATACAGCGGTTTGTCTTCGGATTTAATACTTTACCTTCGGGACATTTCTTAGGAGACTTTGGAACCTTTGGAACCTTTGGAACCTTCTTAGGAGATTTTGAAGCATTAGCAGACTTAGTTGCACTATCAATCGAAGTTTCCTTATTAGCATCTTTACATACATATACTAGTTGCCTTCCTCCTTTGCTAAAATTGAAGCAGAGATCTTTAACTTTTAATTTCCTTTTTAATAATTCAGGGATACATTTCCTAGTGTTTAGACAGAAGTCGTAGTTTTTTACGATGTTCCAATCATACTTCATAAGTTCACAAGGAATATTTCTTGTTATATTTTTTGCCATTACTGGGTCCATACTGGTTCTCGTCCAGCCGTTATAGACATACTTGCCTTTTTTACAAGTGATACCTGCGATTGCGTGTCCGCTCTTTTTATTTATATTCCAATTAGCCAATATTACCGCATCTAAATTATATTCCTTGCCATTATAAAATATTTGTTCGCTCATAGACTTTAGACTATCCTTGGTGACACCTTCTTTCACCTTGTAAAACGAGCGGTCCCCTGAACTTTCAGAAACATTCACAATCAATATAGGTGGTGCATAGTTATTATCTACATAGTTGTCTCTTCTCGTATTGTCCTTAAAAACATTATCTATATTGATACTAATATCTATCTTCCTCTTTACAATTGTATATTTTAACCAATCATATTCCTCATTCAAGAAAGAGTATGACAAGGTACCATCTTGAATATAATAATCAAAAATCTTATAATCTAAGTTTAATAGTTTATATAGTTTGCCTATGTAATACACCGGAACAAATCCTCCTGATACCTTCTTAGGGTCATAAGGGAATACCTTGCTATTTTCCATATTTAAGTATGTAAGTATTTTTAGAAAGGTATCATCTCTAAACTTCTTATAATCTTCGCTATCTCTACCATCAGCCGTCTTCAAGTATTTATCGTCAAGCACATGCTTTAATGACGCAAATAGCGCCTTCTTATTATTCCAACTATTAGATGCTTCAAGTAGTAATTTTCTACTACGTTGACTATAAAACATAGCAACAAAGGTAGCCATAAACCAGCAAATGGGACCCACTTGCTTTGGCGTTAGAATTCTCTTGCATATACTTTTTTTTGCCTCTTTTATTTTTACAGGCGATAAATTCATTAGCAAAATAAAAAATATAACTCTATATATAACATAAATAATATAAATAATTTAACATATAAAAAATGATATATAAATTTATATAAATAAATAATAACTATTAAATAATAAAATTATGAATGCACGTTTTATTGCTTACCTTGTAATAACATTAAATTATAAAAATTATACAAATGGAATTAATTCGCATATAGAAAAAGTTCCTATTTTTAAATGTAATAGTGAACCAGAACTAAGAATGTTATACAATACTTCATTTTATACGTCATACACTTCATCTATTAATAATATAAATGACAAACCTGCAAATTCTGATAAATATAAAGCAATTATATACAATAAATATAGAAGAAATATATATCTTCGCTCAAAAGAAAAATATAAATATGATGATAAAAAATAAATAATATAAGACTAATATAAGAATATATATATAAATACTTGAATGTACCAAACAAGCATTCGAAATAAGAAAAAGAAAAGTCAATTTAATAAAGTTTCTAATAATAATTATGATATAGACAGCGAATACGAAGTATATGCGTATGTAATTAAGTTATTAGGAAATTGTAGGGTTCTTGTTTTATGTGATAATGGTAAAGAGGCTGTTGGTGTAATTAGAGGTTCTATGAGACGTTTTAATAAAAGAATATTAATTGAGACAGGAGATATTATTGCTGTATCTATAAGAGATTATCAATCCGGAAAAGTTGATATCGTTCATAAATATAATGCAGAACAATGCAAGATCCTTATTATTAATAAAGAAATTTCGGATACTTTGATTAATGCTTATAATAGGGTTAATATTCATACAGCTAATAATATAAATGATGCTAATATAATTTTTGATGATGAACCAGAAGAAGAAAATAAAAAGAAGAAAGATACAGACTATAATAACAGTATCTATGTATTCAATAGCGAAGATGAAGATGACGACGAAAGTATTTAATTTATATATTATTTTTTATATTATCTAAAATATTATTTAAGATTAGATAATGGTAAAAATAAAACATATCTAAATTATAGAGATATATAATTTTAAATTTAAAATGATATTTAGTGATGAATATACTAATTTTAATGTTGTTTATAGTAAGGATTATTCTTTAATAAATATAAAGGGTTCAGTAAAAAATAAAGTTATATATAATAATGTAATAATAATCGCACCAAATCCCATAGATAGAATGAGTAATTACTCAGGGTCAGGTCTTCCTTTCCCAAATTATGAAATTGCATTTGAGAATACACCAAACATCCATACAATAGATAGTTCAGGCGTTTTTGATATATCTTTTAAATATCCTAATAGTTTCTATATACCTGACGGTATAAATAAAATTAAACCATCAATATTTTTTATATTTACAGATAATAACGACAATTCATTTCGTCTTCAATATGAACTACACGATATAAATGCACTAAGAACATTAGTGAATAGAAGTTCCCGTAAAAATCCCGAGTTCTATGGTGCAAAAGATTACATTCTACCTATTGATACTGCCGAGAAGGTAATGTACGCATACTCTCGTGCAAAAATAGAGAATGATATTGGATAATTTTACTAAGAATAAATTTGTATTATTTTTTTATAATTATTATAAAAAATTGATTATCAACCTTTAATAAATAAAGTAGAAACAAGCATTAGTTGATTGTCAAAAGTCAATTGTCATATAGTGCTCTAGAGAAAACTTAACAACTTCGTAACTTCGTCCCAAGTAGTTATCTTTAATTTCCTTAAAGTTAGCAAGACAAGCAAATTACTATGGAATTTGTCAAAATCAACTTCACCCCTAACCGCATTAAATATCTTTTGTTCGAAGAAATCAAGAATTCAGTATTTGAAAATAATGGTATTATCTTCGGAGGGTTTGTCAGAGATATGATTATTTGCGACCATTATAAGGATATATATAACAGTTCTAATGGTTATAACTATAATATTCATAAGTTTTGGAATAAATTGTATCAACCCGAAACTGCTGCACGCACTCTTGTTGCAGAAGATATGGATATTTGTATGTATACAGAAGAAGATGTTTCTAATTTTCTTGTAGCAATTGGAAATATATTTAATACAAATAGCGGATATGCAAATGTTTCGTCATCTGATATAACAGTAACACGCGAGAATTCCTATTTTAGTATACCAATCAATATGCATAAGAAAATCAATTATAAAATCACAGTAGGAAGAATTCCGTATGTGCATAGTGGTGTTGAGATATCCTTTGATTTTGATATAATTATTCCTAAAAGAACTAAGGCACTACCTCCATTCTTTAAAATTGATATGCTCTCTAATATATTTATCTTGAATAAGCACGGCGTTGTAATGTCTAATAATACAGGAACAATTATTGATAGAATGAGTATTGTAAATAAACAGAAAATCTCTAGCATCATTATGAAAGATATTGTCGAGTTTAAAACTCAATTCTGTATGAGAAGTTACCATGATGATTATACATGCGGAAATTATAACTATAATAGCGAGGTATTTAAACGTATTAATAAGATGTTATTCAAACACTTTAAATGGAATATTGAAAATCTTCCATTCAAGATTTGCAATTTCACATATGATAATAATAATAATAATTGTTGTATCTGTCTGTCTGAATTAAAGAAAAGAGAAAGAGTTGTTAAAGTATATAATGATAATTCTACAAATACAGGAAAAATAATATGTTCTGTTGCGCATGATAATTGCATGTTTAAATACTTTAAAACACAATTAGAAACTAGTAAAACTGATGGGATTATGAGTGCTGAAAGTTTTGAATTCAGATGCCCTATGCGAAATGTAATTAACTTCAGAATATATTCAGAAAACATCGGTGATATAATTAATGAAAAAATGAAGTAGTAATGTAAATAGGTAGGTATGGGAGGGATTGTATATTATAATGTAAGTAACTTAGTATATTTTTTATTTATCTTTAACTTTTTAGTATATTTTTTATATACTTTGTATATACTTTGTATATTTACTAAATATTATTTATAATTTTGATAATGCTTTGTTAATCACACTTCCAAAAGTATAACTTATTAATGATATTAAAACCATTACTATTAAATTTGAAATTTTAGATACATAGAAAATATCGCAGTGCTCTGTTATATGAAGATATACTTCAAATATTATTATTTTTATAAACATACCCAAGATAATATCAAATCCAAATATAAACCCTAGTAAAAAGTTAACTAAAATATGAGTTACTAAATATACCTTGTTTTCAATAATATTATTTGCATTATTTGGATAAAAGAATATATCTAATGAATGTATATTAAATATACATCTTAGTATTGTGAAAGTTATTGTCGCTGTAAGAATAATCAATAAATATATGTAAAAATATAATGTATCCATTTAATAAGTATTTATATGGTATCCTAATAAGATAAAATAATTTATTTTATATAATATGTTTTATATTCTGCATTAGGTATATGTTTTTCATATATCTTCTCAATTGTTTTATTAATATTTTTATTAGAATAATAGAATAAGATATGCCTTGTTAATATATCTTTTACAAATACATTTTTGAAATATTCTTTTATTTTATTAGATTTAATAAACATTATTTTATTATAAATAACTCTATTCTTAACTATATCATTATTAAATAGTAATTGGTCTTTGTATTCATCATTATAAGAATTTAAATTAAAAAATTTTTTATTCTCATACAAGTATTTAAAATACTTTTTTGCATTATCTATGTCTTCATCTTCTATAACATAATTATTAAAAATATTTAGCATATTTATTAGAAATATTGGCATATCTTTACTTTGGCATAGAGATGTCATATTATAATATGACATCTCTGAATTATATTTATCTATATTAATAGATAACCCAATATAGTAAATTATTCCAAGTTTTTTACGAAGTATTTTGTAAAATATTCCTGTATAAAAATTAAACATTATTCTTTGAATATAATGTAAAATTAAATGTTCTTCAGAAATAAATGAGATTTTCTTTGATAAATGTATTACTATAGAGTTATTTATATCTCTAATATTATTTTTAATATTAACTATTTTTAAATTATTATTATAATGCGTTAGTTGTGGATATACTAATTGTGATTTTTTATATTTAATAATTCCAAAATATTTTTTGATATTCTTAATAGTCTCATAAATTTTATCTGAAGGACAAGTTATTGTTAAAATTAAATTATCAGTATTAAAATGGTCATTAATGTATTTATTTATTGTATAATTATCAAAATTCTTTATATTTTTTATCATATTTTTATAATCTTTAATATATGAATATTTAGGATATAGAAACTGAAACATGCTAAATGTAAACTTATAATTTGTGTTTGATATATATCCCATATATTCTTGAATAACTGCTCCCTTTTCCTTTTCCATATCTTTATTAATATGAAATTTATGTATAGCATTAGATAATATATCCATATAAAATGCTAAATCTTCTGAAAGTCCTGATATATATATACTAGTCTCATATTTATCAACGTAAGCATTTGTGCTCCCACCGCGTCTATATATTTCATCGCTTATATATGAAGATTTCTTATATTTTTGTGATGTTAAACGTCCAAGTAAATGTTCGCAATAGTGTGTTATCCCTGCTTCACACTTTTTTTCTTGATATTGTCCTAATAAAAAATTTGCTGATATATATGTTAATTTAGTTTTTAATGGAACTATTATAACTCTAATACCATTATTTAACTTAATTCTTTTAATATTAATATCCATATATTGTATTTTACTGTCTATAACGTCTATAATATGTATATATATTTACGAATAGATTGGTTTGCATAACTGAATCCAATTTAACATTATATTAATGTATATATATATATATTCTAAATATGCTAGGTTATTTATATTACTTAACATATCAAATATTAAGTATATCTCAATAATTTTTGGTATAATATCTGTATATTTCGAAATATATGATGTAAATATTACCGGAACAATAATAGAAGTATATAAAATAGGGTTATTTGTTTTATACGAGAGA